TGCGTTAGCAATAGTTGTACCTGTGGCCAATGTACCACTAGGTGTTAGTTTATCTTGTCCGGTTGCGATCAGCACAAAGGGCACTGTACCTGCTTGTGTAGATACGTACTGGCTTTGATCAATAATGGTAACTGATACGCCTGGTGAAGTTAATGATGCCATAGTCTAGTATTCCTCTATAATAATACTGCTTTAAACTATTTATTTTATTTAGGTTTTTTTGGTGGCGTAAGCCGCCCTTTGAAAGGTTCGCCCATAAATACTAGTATGGAATATAGAAAATTATGTCAAATTTGTGGCAAAAAGCCCTGTGCAGTCAATTATAAGATGTGGGGTAAGACCTATTATCGCACTCGCTGTGATAGTTGCATACGCAAAAAGCGAAATAAGCCTGCACCGGTACCGAGTTGGCATAAGATAGGATACAAAAAGAAACCGCACTGTGAAAAGTGCGGCTTCAAAGCAAAATACAAAGAACAATTATTCGTCTACTATATTGACGGTAATCTCAATAATAATAGTTTAGCAAACTTAAAAACTATCTGTGCTAACTGCCAGTTTGAAGTAGCAAAAGAGGGTCTTGGTTGGCGTCAAGGTGATCTAGTTCCGGACTTTTAGGGTTTAAGAAATCTTCAACCTGTTCAAACAAATCATTAAGTGTGCCATCATTTACTAGTACTGTATCAAAGTCACTACCTACCCAACTGTACTCGCTAGGATGTACACCTTTGGATTGTAGTTCTTCTTTGCCTAAAGCCCAGCCAATTTTACGTTTACCAGCATTATAGTTTAATGCGGCTTGATACCAGTCTGGTTCAGGACCACGTTTAATACGTATTACATTACCGCCTGCGGCTTTGATTGCTTTAATTTCGTTAGGGAATCGGCAGTCTGTAATAACAATGTCGTTTTGTGTTTGATGTAGACGATTTTCTAAACTCGCTACCCAGGTATCGTTATGAAATCCTTTGCGTACTACTTCGGTACCCCAGTACTGTAGTACCCATCGAGGAGTAATTTCTCGACCTAGTCGTTGACTCCACCACTCATCACGTTGCTCACGCCACTCACGACTTTGTTTAGTACGGCCTTCTAGTAAGTCTCGGTCCCATCCAAAGACCATACTTACAGCATCTTTAAGGCTGTTAGCAAAACTTTCTCTTTTAAATCCATGAAAATTAACAAGATAGTCAGCAACTGTGTCCTTGCCGCTGCCAATAAAACCGCAAATGCCGATGATACGACTCATAGAATCTCCCCCTTGATATACTATTTTAATTGAAGTTTAGTGCTGTGTCAACTAGCCCATTATCCAAGTTAAGGGCTGACCACCGTCTACATAGTTAGGTATTTGCTCATCTAACTCTTTAAGCATTTCTGCACCTTCTGCTTTTAATGCTTGGCCGTTAAGGCTTGTACCGCCTTGTGGACCAGCAATAGATGCAAATTTCTCACGTGCATTACCAATACTCATAATAGTTAGAGCGTAAGCATAGTCTTGAATCCACGGAAATGCCTGTGGATCATTTAGTAACATAATATCTGGTTTGTAGTTATAGATCCATAACAAGACTGTTTCTGTAACAGCATTTTCTGGACTGCTTGGACTACTTACAAAAGTTGATGCTAGAGCCATGTCGTTAACCACTGTAGCACCTAATGCCGCAGTGTTTAAGAACGTAAAGATTTGTTGTGTAGGATCTACACTGGTAATAGTATATGTGCCGTTATACCCAGCAACAGGACAGTTTGAAATACTTACTGTGCTGCCAACGCTCACACCTTGCCAAGGACCTTGGCTGGAAATTTGAAATGTTACTGTGCTACCAGGTGCTGTACCGCTAGCAGTTAGACTCTTAAGTCTTAGACTAGCACCACTACCCTGGAACGGAATCTTACGAACAAGGGTAAGTTTCTTAGTGACTTTGTTCCATGTAAAGTTCATAAAGCCACCAAACATCTTCATAGCAAGTTTTTGGTAGTCTACAAACAATTCATAGTTAGTTAAACCGCCAACACGACCTGCTACTAACATATAAGTGTTTAAGTATCCGCTGGCAAATGGTTCAAACTGGCTAGCGGTTGTACCAGTAACACTACCAATACCACGACGAAATATTTGTTTTACGTCCATAATAGTGTTAGGAAGAATATATTCTTGTGTTTCGGGATATAGGTCTAAGAAAGCATAACTTTCTTCTACTGAGTTTGAACTACGTTGACGATAACGTATAAGGGCTTGTTTGATGCCCATGTCAAAGTGTTCTTTATCTGCTTCAACATCAATCATACCGTAACCTAATCTTAGGCGAATATAATCAATGATAGCATTTTGTTGACTTTGTACTGTAGTCAACTGTGCGGCAAGATTAGCATCAAATGCTATATGTCCTGCGCCGGAGCCTGTATATGGATTATATAGGCTTTCAGTCTGCATACGTAAAGTTGCAGTTAGATTACCTGTTGCTGAAACGTTTGCTGGTAGTAGACTCATGTAAATTATCCTGTTACCAAGTATTTATCGATAGTAACAGGATAATTTGTTTATTGAACTTTTAACAAGATTGTGTCTTGATTGATACGTCCGTTGAGTTTAACTTCTGTGGCTTTGATGTTTTCTAAGAACTTACGCAGATCAATCTTGCCTGCGGCTAAGAACTCTTTGATTTGCTGTTCAGGCTTACGTAGTGTTTTACTTACACTCTTGTTTTCATTGTATCCTGTAATAGTAGTGCCTTTAACACCTAGTACACCGCCCATGTCCTCAGCAACATACTTGCCAAGTTTGCGTGTTTTGACATTATAAGTCCACAGAACCTGTGCGCCAATAATATCGACTGGGTTGATACTTACTGCTTTGGTTACTGTATCATTCTTTAGATACTTGAGTTTAGCAACAAGTTTTTCTTTTGCTGGTGGTTTACGTACACTGGCCTTTTTAGTTGCTTTTTTAACTTGACTGTATTGTGCAAAGCCATCAAACAAGGCTGTGTAAAATGCGTCAATGCGCTTGTAGTCTGCTGACTTAAGATGTGCATAAGCATCCTTCAAGTCTTCATCTTTAGTACTCTTTGCTTCGTTAAACTCTGCACGACTACGCTCAAACGGAGCAAGAATACGTGCTAAGGTAGCAGGTGCTACGTTTTTAGCAATTAAGTATTCGTAGGCTTTGGGTTCAACTGCCTTGCCTTCAAACAGTTGATCTTCTAGTTCTAAGAAGTGTAGTTGGTGCTTGTCTGCTATTGCGTTCATACGATCTTGTATTGTAGGCACCTTTACGTCAGTCTTAGACGCCTTTGCGTCAGTCTTTGCTGGTGCGTCATCGTCATCTGCCATTTGTTCTTGTAGTTTAATAACTTCATTAACAGTGTTAAGCAGATACTCTACATGTTTGTCACGCAAGGGCATACCTTTAGTATGTGCTTTAATGATAGCACAGGCTGTCAGCGGAGTTAGGCTGTCTTTAGTTTTAGCATAGTAATCAACAGTGGCTTTATCTAACTTGTGATATTCACTGTCTTTGCCTGTGTGCTCACGCAACCATGCTACAAAGTATTTCTTAAGGTCTTTTACACCATAGTAATAATTGTAGTAGCGTAGTGCCTTACGCAAATGATGGTCAAACTCTTCGTCTGTAAACTCAAGTGCTCGTGCTGTGTCCCACACTGGTTCTGTGCCTGTGTATTTCTCGTCAATAAACATAGGATCACGGCTTACCTTAGCCTTTTTCTTTGCACCATCAATTTTAATTGCCATTGTTTGCTCCTAATTTAAATTTCTTTAGATATTCACTTGCTTGAGATAAATCTTTAATAGGTTCTAACTTATCTAACTCGATTAATTCATTGTGTAGTTTAATTATCTGCATGGCTCGATACAATTTATTGTATTTGCCTTCTAGAAAATAGTGTTGTGCCCAAATATATTTTTTCATAATTATCCTGCTAGTAATACCGCAAATGTTAGCATACGTTCGTAGTTTGCTATCTCTTCATTAATCTT